TACGCGAGTTTGATGCGCGTAGTCCCCCAGTAGATCGTGATGCCCATGATGTCGACGATGGTGTATCCCGTCAAACTAGACGGCAACAAACCTTGGATCGTCGACAGGGTGTACTGCTCAACCCCGCTGGTCAGGGTGATGCTTGTTGCTAACTGACGGAGGCAGCGGGTGTCTTTGCAGACTCGATTCCGTGCCTCATTGATGTAGTCAGTCAGTTCGGCAGTAGACCAATACTGAGCGGAAGTGTCATGCAGCAACCGCTGCACTTGCGTGATGTAGGTGGTCAGCACCGCTCAGACTCCACACGTTACAGATCCCCGAACGTCCCCGTGGTTTCAGAAGGGGAGGAGGACGAATCCTCCTCCCCGTCATCCACACCAGCATTTACCAGGGGTGTCGGTTTGCTGATCTTGGTTCGCTTTTTAGGCGAGATATCGGGGACAGGCAGCGTCACTTCTTCAAACGAGATGGCATTAAGCATATCCATTGCCTGATCGTACGTGCGGCCTTCCAGCCAACCCAAACGATGAAAGCAATTGGTCTTGTTATCAAGGCCAAAACAGAAAATGTGACGAGCCGCCATCACATGAAGATCGGTAGGGGCGCCAACCTTGAACAAATAGACCTTTCCGTCGTACATCCCTTTGATGTCCACGCCCGTGTTGTTTACAACGCGCACGTAGTCAGACGTATCCAGAATTCCATCATTCATGTCAGCACCCCTGCCTTAATTACTCAACAATTGAAACGTAAGTCGTGCCTGCCGTCGTGGTCGACGCGACAAAATAGTCGCCAGGACCAAACCGCAACTGACCCGCCGTCGAAACCGAAACAAACGATCGCACAGTCGGAGCCGTCGACGGAGTGTTGCCGTACGAAGCGTCCAACGGAACCAGCGTGTTGTCTGGGTTGTAGAACCCGGTCACGTTGGTCGAAGTCGTAAAGTTGACGCATTGCGCCGAACCGTACAGAGGCCAGGTCGTACCAGCGCCCAACTGCGGGTTGTACGTCGCAGCCGAGGACAGAAGCGAAGCCTGGAATACCGGGAAGTACACAGGCGAACACGTGGCGGTAGTGAGCGATACGGTGGTCACGGTCGAGTAGATCACGATGTCCGTGTTCAGAAGCGTCGTGGTCGTACCGTTGATCGTGATTGAGTTGGAACCCGTGCCGATCACGAGGACGCGAAAAATCTGGCCCTGAGCCGTACCCGTACCCGTGCTAGTCGTAATCGTGCCGCCCATTTTCACAAACAGAACGGGCGCTTCAGGCGCGGTCGGCGTCTGCGACCACTGATGAGCCGCCGACATCGTGACCTTGATGATGTTTGCACCAAGCGAGGTCCACGACGAAATCGAACGCTGAACGGTCGAAATGGTCAATTCAGTCTGGTAGTCATTACCAGGGACTGCAATCTTTAAGTCTGACATGGCTTTCTCCAGTCCAAGGTTATTAGATGGGCAACGGCTGAGCGAGGCCCGATACCTTGACGCAGGTCTTGGGCTTCGTCAGCACAAGTTCGCACAAGGTCAGAACAGCGCCGACATAGCCCAACTGGTAGTTGGACAGCAGCGACTCAAAGCCCGTGAACGCGAACGACGCTTGGTCGTGAACGTACAGGTTGAGGTAGTTGCTGTTGAGGAGGTACAGCGTACCTTCTGGGCAGTACGGATCGGCGTAGATTGGCACGCCGGCAATGTCGATGGCGCGGAACAGCGAGCGCGGACGGTCGCCGTCACTATCAAAGCCTTGACCCGGCTGGATCTGGTACGACTCAATCGCCTGAATGTCGTTGGCGAGACCAAGGTAGGTCGCAATACCAACAACGCCAAACGTCGGCATTTCCGAACCGTACTTCTGGGCGGCGGCAATGTACTGCATTGCCTTGATACGAGTCAGGTTGCCCGAGGTGGAATAGGTCTTGGACTGCCACCACGAATTGGCTGCTCGGTTGATGTTGCCATAGGTAACTGTGTTCGTTCCGTCGTCAACTGCGGCGGGAAGTCCAAGTAACTGCTGCGTGGACGAGGTGTTGTTGTACAACGCGTTCGCCATCGCATCGACCATGCTGTTCGTGGCGTCGTTCATACGCGCTTCGATCAGCGGGATGATCGCGTGATCCATCTGCACCGCGCCTTCCATTCCGAGGAACGGGATCGGCGTGATCAGCGACTTGAGGTTGAATTCAGCCAAGAACGCGCCCTGCTGAGCCTGCGGCTGGTTGAACGAACCTGAATAGTCCGACCATTGCGTGTTAACAAACGGCTGGCCCTGAACCGGAACCGAGACGCTCGACACACCACCCGAGGCAGTCTGCGAGTTTGCCAGCAAAGCCGCGATGACCGGGCTTGACTGGTACAACTGCACAACCATCTTCGGGATAAACGCACGGCGGGTGACGTACGTCAATTCGTTGGCAATCGGACCCGCTGCCGGGACGATGCCTTGTCCAAATACTGGCATTTTCGTTTACTCCTGAATCAAAGTTTACGCTGCCAGCACACCCCGCCGCAGCCAAGTGTTTTATTACCTGACGCCCATCCGTTTCGCACGGAGTTCGTTGACCGCTTCAAATGCCTGACTCTTAGCCCATCGGTTCTTGTCGGACCAAAGTTCTTTGTTGTCAGGCATCGACATTGGCGTGACCGACTCCGGAGTCGCCGGAGCCAGTTCACGTTCTTGACGGAGGAACTTGACGGCAACGTCGTAATCGCCAATTTTGTTGGCGATCATTGCCTTCTCAACATCCTCTGGATCAAACCCCTGCGACCGAATCTTGGCGTGGGCTTCGGCACGGCGCTGCGATTGAAGATGCTCGGTAGCCTGCTCGTCTCGCTTTTTCAGTTCAGCGCGAAGTGCTTCCACTTCTGACTGGAACTTATCTTCAAGAACGTCAGTATCAGGCACAGGCATATTCGGGTTCTTTTCCCGAGCCAGTTTGCGGACAGTCTTAGCAACGTCCGGGTTGCCCTGCACAAAATTGTACAGCGCAAGCGCTTTGGCCTGATCGGCCTCCGACAAATCTTCTAGAGCCATGTCAAATACCCCTTACTAACCTTTACCGACCCGTCGTGGTGCGCTTTTTATCAAAAGGCACGTTTGACTGAGTTTGACCCGGCTTGTGGATCTTGAAGCCGTTCAGCAAGAAGCCGCGAGCGCGACCCGACTCAAGACCGCCGTATTCCATGTAACGGGGCGGGTTGCGAATCTGGTCGTTCGGGCTGGCGTTGTCCTGCGGATCACGGATCTTGAGCGAGGACGAAGGATCAAACAGACGATCACCTGGCATGGTGGCGCTTCCTTACATTGGTGTTGGGAGAGGAGCAGGGCCGGCCGGAGACGGTAGACCCGGAGGCGGCTTTCCGGGGCCGGCTAGCCCCGAAACGGCCTGCGCGATCTCCGCAGGCATGAGTTCTTTATCTTTACCGGCGGTTTCGCCGAAGGCTTTCGTCAAAGCAGAGACGGCTTTCATAACCGCGTCGCCTTGTTCCGTTCCCGGCGGGAACGTCTGAAGAGCCATTGTAAGTTTCTTGATAACGACTTGAACGTCGGCTCGACCACCCGCTTCGTTACCCTGCTTGGGTTGCGGAGTCATCATAGGGGCCGCTGACGGACCCGGAGCCTTGGGAGCGCCGCCGGGAGCGCCGCCGCCGCCACTAAGTGCTTGTGCAATTTCAGGTGGTACGCTCATGGGAATCTTTCTATACCTCGCGAAATTACAAAGTCAACAGATACAAAAAAGCCGCAGCGATTAGGGCGCTGCGGCCTGCACGACGGATATACCGGAGCGAGTCTAGGGATGATGGGGGGTTAGACCGCTACGGCAGACCGCATTACTTGCGCTTGTGCTTGCGACCACCACGACGCTTAGCCATGTGCGTGTCTCCTGTGTTGCATAGCCAACCCCTTATGTCCTGAGTTCGACTTAGCGCTTCATCTTGCGCTTATGGGACCGCTTGTGACGCATCACTTAGACCCTCGTGGTTTAGCGCCTTGCGCTTCTGCTTGCTCTTTAGCCTGAGCAGCTTGCGCTTCAGCGGGTTCAATCTTGGTTCTCAGTCTCGTTTTTAGCAGTTCTTTCATGGGAACGTCAAGCAAATCTAAAAGCGATTCACGATCAATGGCTTTGGCCTTGAACAACTCAAATGCCAGCGCCCGTTGATCCTCTTGGAAGATTGGGCTGTTGGAGTGAGCGTCCACCTTAACAATAAAATTGTTGCTGAACTGTTCCGCGATGAACTCAATCCCGTCATCTGCGCGAAGTGTTTCTGCGTCATAGGCTTGCATCAACTGGAGATAAAGGGTCGCGAGTTTTTCCAACTGATCTTCAACAATCAACGCACGCTTCTTGGCGCGGCTGCTGCCCAAGCGTGCGAGGTTCGCTGCGTGACCTTGCGAGCGTACACCCGACTCGCCCTTGCCCTGCATGACGTTTGTGATGCCCGAGATTTCCTCAAACATCGCGTCTATGTCCCGGATTTCTCGGAACAGATCGTCAGGAATTGTTGGCTGCACGGTCTCAAGTTTTGCACCCGGCATATCGCCAACAACAAGACCGGACGGCGAATCCATCGTGTCCATGATCTCGCTGACATCGCCTTGGAAACCCGAGCCGAACTTGGGAGGCCGAGCCTGCAAGTTCATCATGTGCTGGATCTGTTCAAACCGCTCGTTACGCATACGCTGCAACGGGATCAGTTTGTCTACCTCCGAGTAACCCCAGAAGTAATCATGCGCTGGCGTCGGACAAACCTGAATGAACGGCGCTTCGTTCTTCAAGAACATACGATCAAGCGTGCGGTCAAAGATCACCACGCCGGGATCAGCAATCGTCACAACCTGATAGTCGCCTTCTTCGGTGTTCCACACGTACAACTCAGTCATTTTGACGAGTTTTTCCGCAACGCGCGGCTTATAGCGAACAGGCGTGTCAAGACTGAAATTGATGTTGCCGATGATGTTCGGCTGAGACGCGCTGGTCTCAATGCGATCCATCACCTGCTGCTGCGGCGTACTTTCGCGCGGCCCCGGATTGATAACCTTCAGCAGGGACTCCAATCGCGGATGCTCAATCTCTTTGAGCTGAGTCTCCATTTGACTGACCGTCACGTAATACGTGTGACTGAACGCTTCTTGTTTCCAGATTCCGCATACGTCTTCGCGCAACACGCCGATGTCGTGCGGCTCAACGACGTACGGCTCAAACTGTCCGTTGAGACCGATGCGGATCTTCACGAACATCGAACCGTAAACAAACGACCACAGCAACGCTTGCGAGAACACCAAATCAGAATTGGACAAATGCCAAGTGTCATTCAACTTCTGCATCAACGGGACAATCATATTTTTGTTCAAGTCGGACACCGACGGCGGCAGGTCAATGCTGAACCGCGTAGTCTCCGACGAGTACATGAGTCCTGCCAACTGATCTATGTGCGGATAGATCTTGTTGACCACTTTGCCGTCAGCGCCTTCTGGTCCAGCGCCAAACAAAAAGAACATCCGCTGGTTCTGATACGTCTTGCGACGGTCCTCGCGGGTATTGTTGCACTTCTCCTGCAAGTCCATGTAGAAGTTGAAGCGCTCGACATCCTCTTTTGGAATCTTCATACGTTAAGCCTCCGGCAATGGACCCCTGAATCGACCATCAAGCATAGATGGTTTTGGTTGAGGCAGCGTACCCGCCATTTGCATAGCCTGGGTAGGCTTAAACTCGCTTAGATTGACCTTTTTACCCCAAGTGGCGGCGAAATCCTGCGGTTTTTCACCCTTTCGGAGTTCCTGCATCATGCTTGTGCCGCCCTCTTTGTCGGCTTTTAAATCGCGCAATTTGTAGGTATCGGCAAGGTCTCGCTGCATTTCATCCAGCCTTCCGGTCACCACACCGCGCATCGCAGGTGCTTGGCGTATCTCTCTGACCACAAACCGGGTCGAGCAGCCCTTGGGACACCGCGGTATATCGTCTCCCGATACCCATTCCTCAAACGGGCCGTGCGCTTTGCAGGCGAATTCTTTGAGTACAGCCATCATCTTGCTCCAAATGGGTTGGTAAGTTTGTTTTTGTCCGTGTTGTGCAGAACCGGCGTGGCTTTGACCATTAACTGCAAGCCTTTCCCGGTCAATCGCACGGATCCTTTGATCCAGTTCGGTATTGGCAACGGCTTCGGATCGGTTGCTATGACGATCGTGGCGGCGCGTACGCGGCCGTTCTTATCCACCTTGTCTATGCGCGGGATGAAGTTGCCGGCCAGAACCAACTTGAACTTGGCCGTCAGTCGGATACGCACGCTGAACCGAATAAATAGTTTTCGAGCTCTGAACTGCTTCCGCAACGTCGCGTGGAACACATTGTCTACGTCCATCGCCTTAAACAGCACAGACGGCGCGCCCTTGTACGGGCTTTGATCGTTCTCTACCAGCCAGAAGTAAGCGAACGACAGATGCTCATCGTTCCACGCCAGATCCGTATCTTCCCCTGGCGTATTACCTTTGAACACGGCTACCACGGGATATCCTCACGTTGGAAGTCAATGCATCTTGTTTGTTGACCAACACGCCAAGATCTTTCAGGTAGTTCCGAACCATAGACGGGCCTTTGATCTCCACGCCGCTCTTGTTCATCTCAATCATCCGCTCCAACTCGCTGTTGCGGCTGATGTTGGCCGCCATGAGTCTAGAGCGCACCTGATCATTCCAAGCCAACAGCGCCAGCGAGGCGGCGACCACGCGATCATCTCGCGCGTTGCTAGACGCCTCCGGTGCGGATCCTGACTCGCGCACGATGGACTTCATCTCGTCCAACAAGTCACGGCTTGCGATCGTCGCCATGCCGCGCTCAATGTAATCGCGCATATTGTTCATCATGCGCTCTTTCATCTGGAACGTAGTCTGCGTGTGCAGCGCGCCTGATGCGCCGTAGACGCTGTCGTACTTGCGGTACAAGAATTCCCGCATCGACTTCATTACATCCTTGAGGATCGGCCGGCTGTCCGACGAACCGAAGATCCGTTCCTTCCTCATGTTCTGCAACTCGTTTAACACCGCCTGACCGGGGCCGTTGACCTCCAAGTTGAACGTACACGGTCCATACGCGCCAGCGAGGTACGCGATCACCCAGGCGAATTGCGCGGTCGTTAGGTTGTTGTCCGCGAACTCCGCAACCTGCATACAACCGTCCGACCACACGCGCCACACCGAGCAAACGAACAGATCGGCGTTCTCAGACGATCCGTATGCAGGATCTGCCCCCAGTACATAGAAGGCGTGCTTGCTCGGGTTCTCCCACACCTTCAACGAACAGGTCTTGCTGTTCGCCGACATCAGCTCAGTCTCAATGAAATTGTTCCTGAACGACAGCCGGTAGTACTCCGGGTTCTTCAACTTGTTCACGTCTTGGTACAGCTTTGACAGTACCACCGGGTTGAAGAATTGCGATCCACTCGCTTGGAACGCCTGCGTCTCAGTCCACGGATACTCTTGCAACCGCATGGACTCGTCCGTCTGTTGCTCAGCGGACAACCAACGCCACCACGCGATCTGCTCGTCATCAATCTCAACGCCGTACAGCGACTTGACCTCTTTCGCCCACTCACGTTCTTGCGAGGTGATGCGGCCCTTCGGACCGTAGTACGCCTTGTACACGGCGCTGTCGCGCGAGAACCGATAAAACTCGTTCGCCCACCAACTGACAAAGATGCACTTCTGGCTCACGGCCGTCTGCGCTTCCTTCCATTGGTCGTAGAACAAATTGAAGCCACGCGCGGTGGACTCCCAATGGTAGAACCGATTCGGATTCTTCTGCGCCAACGACGCACGCAGCGACGCGAACCCTTGCGCGTCACCCCACGATGACATCTCTGTCGCGTGCAGGAACGACGGCGCGGACGATCGTCCCAGCGAGCCGCCGCCTGTCTTCTTTGTGCCGGCCACGCGGTACAACAACTTTGTACCTGTACTGAGGACTAATTGGTTGCGGTTGTGATCCTTGATCGGCCGCTTCCATTGATCCGGTAGCGAGGCATAGTACAGTTCCAACGTGCTGCGAAACTGATCTCGTGCGGTATCTTCATGCACCGCCAACATCCCGGTCATGCCTTTGAACCGGAACAGCCAGAACATATCCAGCGCCAACGACAGGGTACTGATACCCGCCTGCCGGCACTTCAACGTCACAAATTCTTGCTTCCCTTCCTCAAAGCCTTCAACGATGTGCCGAAGCAACCATCGCTGCGTGCCGAGCATACTTGAACCTAAGCGCAGCATCCCGCGCTCTTTTGTATCAATCAGCAGCGCGTTCGCAAACTGCATGAACTGGCTTAACGGGAATTGCATCTTTTCTTCCAACAACCGCACCACCGCCCCAGACACCCCCCAGGGCGGCGGCACGCTCGCATTACTTGGACTTCCGAGCCTGCTCAGCAAACTGAGCCGCGTTCCACTCGTTACGCGACTCACCCTGGCCCTTGCCCATCGACTTCTTCGGCATCTTCGGCATCGACTTCTTCTTTGCCGCTTTCTTCTTGGTCGTAGCCATCTTACTTCCCCTTAGTGGTAGTAGTGGTCGGAGTCGGGTCAACCGGGGCCGGATCAGGCGTTACCGTCGGCGCTGGGGTCTGTGCAACCGCATCACCCGGCTGCCAATCCGTCGCCAACAGGTCGGGATTGGTCGGGACCCAAGCGGTCACGCCCGTTGATGCCGTTAACAAAATGTTGGTGCTGTCGTTCGGGTCTGCCGAGATAGCACCATCTGTCCACGATTGCCGATTCGTTGAGTGTCCCCCGCGAAGCAGGGACAAAGCCGTTTCAAATAGCATTTTCAGCCTCCTGCGCCCTCTGGCGCTCCTTCATTGCCTTACGATTCCCGCCGCGGCGTCCCGCCTCACGGGCCAATTTAACGTCCTTACTATACGCGCGAGACTCCGCAGGGACAGCCCGACCGCCCATTGACTGCACCTCGCGTCGACGCTCCGGCGTCATCGCCGCCAATCCACGCTTAGCCTTTTCCATCTCTCGTCCTCATGTGATTCACTATGACCTGCTCCAGGTCAGTCACCTTGTCCTGCTCGGCCTTC